ATATCATTTAAAAACTGTTGTAAATATCCTCGTTTTAGCAAATAAATCGAGGATTTTTTATTGTTCTTTCTAACTTCATATTCCCAATTAGAAATAGTAGTTGTTACATTACTTATGAGTTTAGAATCTTCTCCTTCTCTGATTAATTCTAAATCATTTGTATATGTAATTCCATTATCATGATACGAGATTTTGAAATCTGAATTAACTACATTTCCTGCAGACATGATTAGTCTATCGGAAGAATCTTTTACTTCTATTGTTTCATAATGATGAACTGCATTTAATTCCTCACCATGTATTTTTTCGGCATATCTGTAGAGATGATAATTTGATAATGGCCATTCATCTCTCACACTGATGATACCAGCAGTCATTAATACAACCCAATCTAGATCAGAACTACCATAAAATTCTTCTGCCACTGTGTCAGGTCTTGCTCCATCAACTATTTCATACTTATCAAAGATTGTAAATACATTTTGTAGATCATCACGCAATTTACATCTACGAAAAAGATTTTTAACTCTTAAGTAATTTTGAGATGAATTACTGTCAGATAAAAATGATTGATAGTCTAAATCTGGTAGTTCCCTGAAGTATCCCATTTTAGTATCCTACTCCTGTTCCTGCTGAGATATCGTCATAATCAATATCATAAACTGGTTCAAGTTCTTGAAAGGATAATGACATGATGGTAGAAACTGGTGTTCCATCATCATAAGTTGCATAATTTCCTGTTCCTGTATAGTTAAGTTTTATATCTGTCAAAAAGCATTGTTTGAATTTATTTAAGAAAGAATGTTCTCTTGAACCTTGTCTATATCGTAACTCAAATACATTTGGTGTATTTAAAAATAATCTTCCATCATTTTTTACTTTTGGAGACATATTCTTTTTGAAGCATCTTATAATTTGCTTTATTTGTAGTGACTCTTCTTTATTTCTTGGAGTTAGTTGAAATTGAAATCCAAATTGTCTGAGAGTCGGTCCATTAAAGAGCATTTCCATATTTGGATTAAATATTACTCCTTGTTCTCTTGCCAAGAATTGGTCTACACTTACGTTAGCACCTAAAATACCTGCGGCTTGAGACGCTAATGTTTTTGTTACTAAATCAATAGCAGCACCTCCATCTAAACCTGATTGATCCATAAAACTACGTGCTGCAGTTCCACCCATATTCGACAGATCTGCTATATTTTTAATATCCGGTGATTTTTTCATTACATCGGCAATTGCACCAACGGCAGCTCCTGCTATACTATTTAAAGAACTGGCACCATAATTAACTGTTGTTCCATCTTGTAAATTTCCAGGTATTGGTAATAATACAGTTTCTAGTGCTTTTTTTGTATTTCTTCTGGCGCCAGGAGCATCTGTTAGTTTGGTATTTTTACGTACATCTCCTTCCGTAACCCATGTTGTTTCATCAATGCCGCCATCTTCTTTATTTTTTGCTTGTTGAAAAATTTGAAGAGAACCCTCCCCTCCACCAGATCTTCCAATAGGAGTATAACGCACAACATCAATTTGCAGATAATCTGTTTTATCTGTAAAAGTCTTTAGTGGATATCTATAAAATTTGCCCATTTATAGTTTTCTAACTATTTAGAACTATTTTCTTAAAAGGTATCTTTTTTGCATCTGTGAGTTCATAAGAATAGATTTCATAAAAGTTTCCCTGAACTTCTTGCCACGTATATTGCCTCATACCATCCCAATGATAATTAAATCCTTTAAATCCCCATCTATAAATTTCCACTACACCAACTAATGGATTTTGATCATATTGTATAAGAGGTGTTTTTGCTAGGTAATTAAAAATATAATATTTTCCAATACTTGGTACAACTGTATATGAATCTTTAACTGCTTCCAATAATTCGAACATTAAATCATCAGGAGTTTCTTTTCCAATAATATTATCAACTACTCCACGAATTCTATTACTATTATCATCTGTGGGATTCTTTTCTCTTCTTTCTTTTAGAGTTTTTCTGGGCATTATTTAATTCCCAATTCGTCTTCGGTAATTACTTTAAATTCCCATTGATGATCCTCACAGAAATTTTTAGCAGCTTTCCACTTTGCCTGATTTCTTACATACTCTCTTGCTTCGTAGATATATCCCTTTGTTTTGATATTTTGGGGTTTTGGTTGAACAGTTTGTTTTTTTGGTTTTACCTCAATCAACATTTTTTTAACCGCACCACTAGATTCTTTTACTTTGATGTAAAAGTCTGGAAAGTAACGATGAATTCTATTATCTAATGGTGAACGATAGGGAAGAGCAATTTCTTCACTTGCCCATTCTAAAATATTTTCATTTAAATCACAATATTTCATAAATTTTCTTTCCCATAGAGATCTATAGATAATATTTGATGAATTACCTTTATACTTTCTAGGGAATGATGGTTGATATTTTCCTCTATATGCCATCTAAATACTTAATAATGTAAAGACTAGTATAAGGTATTTAGAGTGGCAAATTCTCTTGTAAAAAGAATAACTGCTGGTGAGGCTAAGGAAGTATTTGGAAATCTAGCCCAAACAAATCATTATTTGGTTAATTTTTCTACATTAAAAGGAACTATAGTAAGGCATTTGAAAAAGAAGTTTGGTATTAATGGAGTAGAAGAATTCCTTTCTAGAAAAGCAGGTCTTCTTTGTTCTGAAGCATCGTTACCAACTAGTGCATTTGCCAAGTTTAGTGTTAATGATAATTTTGTTGGAGTTCCTCAAGAATTTGCTCATACTAGAATCTATACTGATTTAAATTTTACTTTTTATGTTGATAAAGATTATACAAATTTAAGAATTTTTGAAGGTTGGATGGATTATATTTCAAGTGGTTCTGAATATATGGATGGTACCAATGAACTGGAGGATAATTACTATAGAAGAATGGTTTATCCTGATGATTATAAAGTTCAGACGATGACGATTACTAAGTTTGAAAAAGATTATAAGAACCAGTTAGAATATCAATTTATAAATGCTTTTCCATTGACTGTTATTGCAATTCCGGTAACATATGGTCAGGCAGATATTCTAAAAGTTACTGTTACATTTTCTTATGATCGTTACGTTATAAATCCAAAAGGAAAATATAGATCTGTTGATAATAAGTTTAATCCAAGAACAAGATTTCCTGATCCAGTAATAAATAATCAAAACTGACTTTATTATAAGTTATTATGCCTTTACCAAAAATTGCAACCCCAACATATGAGTTGGAATTACCTTCTACTGGGAAAAAAATTAAATATCGCCCCTTCCTAGTCAAGGAAGAAAAGATTCTTATTATGGCATTAGAATCTGAGGATATGAAACAGATTACTGATGCAATAGTTAAAACACTAAATGATTGTATTTTGACAAGAGGTATCAAGGTTTCAAATCTTGCTACTTTTGATATTGAATATCTTTTCTTAAATGTTAGAGCAAAATCTGTTGGAGAGTCTGTAGAGGTTGTTGTTACCTGCCCTGACGATAACGAAACTACGGTGCAAATGGAGATTTATATTGATTCGATTAAAGTTAAAAAAGATAAATCACATAATAATATTATAAAATTAGATGATACTCTTTCTATGAAAATGAAGTATCCTTCCATAAATCAATTTATAGAATCTAATTTTGAATTGGTAAATACTGAAGATGAAGTAAAAAAATCTATGGATATGATTATTTCATGTATTGATTTAATTTATAATAATGAAGAAAGTTGGAGTGCTTCTGAATGTAGTAAAAAAGAATTAAATGATTTTATTGAACAATTGAACACAAAACAATTTAAAGAAATTGAAATTTTCTTTTCTACAATGCCAAAGTTATCACATAATGTAGTTGTTAAAAATCCAAATACAAAAGTTGAATCTGAAGTAGTATTGGAAGGGTTAGCAAGTTTTTTCAGTTAGGTATGGCTCATACAAATCTTGAGTCATACTACAAGATTAATTTTGCTTTGGTACAACACCATAAATACTCTTTGACAGAGATAGAAAATATGATACCTTGGGAACGTGAAGTGTATCTTTCTTTATTGCAGCAATATATTGAAGAGGAGAATTTAAAAGCGCAGCAAAATAGTCAATGATTAAATTAAAATCAATTTTTGGTAAAGGAGATACTGGTGGATCTATTATCTCCTCATTGAATCAAACAAATCTTATTTTAGTTGAAATTCAGAAACAGATGTCACTGGATTTTGCTAGCCGAATTTCGGATCAAAAACAACAAGTAATATCTGAGAAGAGAAGAATATCTAGAGATAAGTTTGCTTTACAGGAAGGTATTGTAGAAACCGTAAGAAATATAAAATCCAAAGTAAAACAAGCTACTGAAGTTGTTACTCGTCCCGTAAGAAATATTTTTGCTAGAATACTAGATTTTTTAAAAGTATTGTCAGCAGGAATAGCAGTTAATGGTATTTTTAAGTGGTTATCTGATCCTGAAAATAGAAAAAAACTTATGGGATGGTTTAATGTTATTAAAGACCATTGGAAGTGGATATTAGGAACATTAGTTACTTTAATTGGTTTAAAATTAGGATCGAAATTAATTGGTCCTCTTCGTATTTTAACTACTATAGGGGCATTTTTGGGTAAACGTCTTTTACCACTTCTTGGTAAAGTTGCTCTTGTTCTTGGCGCCGTTGGTATAGGTAAATTTATTGGAAATATAGCAAGAGAAGCTGGTGAAAAAATAAAGGGTGATGGAGATTCTTGGTGGAGGAATATTTTATCTATTCCTCTTTTAAATTTTGCTAATTTGATGGATATTTTATGGGCACCATTTCAAGCGATTAAAGAATATATTGTTGCTGGGGGAGATATTGAAAAAAGTAATGAGAAAATGGCTGAATATGATGCAACTCTTCGTGAAAATTGGAGAAAGACTTGGAACAGTGTTGATTTCTTGGATATTGTTCCAAATAAACCAGGAAGTCTTGGAGTTTGGGAGGCGTATGGTGTTGAACCTATAGAAGGAATGGCAATGGGTGGTTCAGTAAAATCCAATAAACCTTATATTGTTGGAGAAAAAGGACCTGAATTATTTGTGCCAAATTTAAGTGGTTCTATTTTAAATAATCGCAAGACAGAAAAAATCTATAAGTTATTATCAAATGAAGTGATGAGAGGAAATAGTGTTCAAACAATTCAATTACCTGATATTGTAAATCCTCCAAAAGTTTCAAGAACACAATCATCTGAAATGATTAATGAAGTTACTCTTTTACCTTCAGTTGATGGTAGCAATCCTTTTATGAAAGTAACACCAGAAATTTACGGGATGTTTGTTTAACCTATGGAAAATCCTGCGTTACTAAGACAAGTAGAAGAAACTAAACTAAATGTAAAGAATATTCATAAGTTTCTTGTTGGATCTAATAAAAATCTTATTAGTTTAAAAAATAAAAATAAGGAAATAAAAAGAAGAAAATTAGAAATTAATAGACAAAATTTAAAACAAGAAAGAATACAATTTAAGTCTCCTTTTACTTCACTTGTTAAAGGTGCTGCAGATTTTGTTGCAACTAGTCCTCTAAACATATTTGATAAGATATTAGGTGCTGGAAGTTTAATTTTGGCAGGAATGTTGGTCAATAATCTTCCAAGAATAATTGATAAGGTTAGATCAATAATAGATAGTATCGTTGATTTTGTTACACCAATTCGCAGTGGATTTAATTTATTAAAAGCTTTCTTTGAAAAAGATCTTCAAAATGAAAAATATGAAAAAGATAAAAAAATAGTATCTGGAAAACTAGATGAACTTAGTGAACAATTGGATAAAATGGATGGTGAATTTGATATATTTAAACCTTTACTTGATATAATAGGGCGGTTTAGTGGTATAGAAAAGAATTTTGTTTTGGCAAAAAAAGATGGTAAGGAAGGATTTATAGACGGTGCAGGAAAATTTTATGAGCAAGAATTTACGCTAGAAGAAAGAAAAAGATTTAATAAAGAGAGGGCTAAACAAGAGTCTAAATTAAAAAATGAAATGGAAAAAAAGGTAGAGGAAACTACCACTCAGCAACCTACTACTCAGAAACCTACTCAATCCTCATCATTTGATCCAAGTGTTACTGGAAATATGATTTCTGGATTTCCAATTACATCCAGATATAAGCAACAAGAATCTTTTAGAACTAAACCTCATGGAGGTGTTGATATTGGAACTCCTCAAAATACTCCAATATCATTTAAAGAGCGTGGAAAAATATTATATGCTCTTAAAAAACATGGTGCATATGGGCATTTAATGGATGTTTGGTTACCAAAATCTAGTATTCAAATGCGTCTTGCTCATCTATCTACAATAGCTAAATCATCTGGTTCATTTGAAAAAGATGAAACTATTGCATATACTGGAGGAGCTAAGGGGCATCCTGGTTCTGGTAGATCTACTGGTCCCCATCTTCATATTGAAGTCGATACTCAAAAAGGAAGTGCAAGGTATGGTGGAGATACTGATCCAATGAAATTTGCTGGATTATTGAATTTGGGTGGTTCTACTTCGAAATCTCAAGAAAATCTTATTTCATTAAATAAAAGAAATACACCTACATCTACTATTATTGCATTTCAAACTGTAAGAGAATCGGAAGTTCAAATAATTACAGAGACTAGATCTGAAATTATTAATACTACCAGTAGTAACGAAATTTCTAAAATTTGGGGAGTTATAACATAAATGGCAAACGCAGCATCACCATCAATCTACGAAATACTTAGTATCACTAAAAATGGTGTCGAGATTGATTTAAAGGGAAAGACGACGACTTTTGATTATTATGAAAGTCTGTTGTCTCCGAATGTTACTGCTACAATGACATATGTTGATACTGGTCATTCTATTGAAGGTAATAATATTACTGACAGACAACAAAGAAGAGGAACAATTTATAATACATTACCCATAACTGGCGAAGAACAGATACGATTTAAAATTAGATCTAAGTTAGGAACATTAGATTTTAGTAGAAATCCCCTATTAGTAAATTCTACAACTAATCTAGGGCAGGAGAGTCAAAGAGAATCTGTAGGATTAAATTTAATTTCTAATGAAGGATTGAAAAATCTTAGTATACCTCTTAATAAGAAATATAATGGATCTATTAGTAATTCTGCAATTAAAATATTGAAAGATGAATTTGGATTGACAGGAGATAAAATCAAAGTTGATCCTACGAGATATGCTTATTCTTTTGTTGGTGCCGGAGAATCTCCATTTGAAAATTTACTTAATTTAGCATCAAAAGCTACTCCAGCAGGAAAAGGTAATCCTGGATATTTTTTCTATCAAACACAAGATGGATTTAATTTTAGGTCTATTGATCAATTGATTTCACAACCAGTAAAGCAAACATATTATTCATCTGGTGCATTTAAATCTTCAGTATCTGATGATAGTAATGATGTTAAAATTATTAAATATACTGTAGTAAAGAATCAAGATATAATTAATGCCTTGAAGACAGGTGTTTATATTAGTAGAAATATATTTTTTGATCCTAGAACTTTTAAGTATGTTGAAAAAGTTTATCGTTTATCTAATAAAGGATTGGAAACATCTTTAGGATCTAATGCTTATATACCAAAAAATACTGCTAGTTATTCTAGAGTTCATCAGCATATATTAGATGTTGGTTTTTATGATTCTGGAGTAAGTTTTGAGACAAATAATGATCCCATTAATTATCAAGCACAAGCAACTATGAGATACAATTTATTAGTATCTCAAGTTATTTTGATGATGGTTCCATGTAATCCTAATCTTAGAGCAGGTGATACAATAAGATGTGAATTTGAAAAGATTACTGGTGATTCGAAAGATATTGGATCTTTTGATGAAAATCAGAGTGGTAAATATTTAATTCTCAATTTACGACATAATTTTTCCACTAAACAATCTTATACAGCATTAACTCTGGTTCGTGATTCGTATGGAATATATACTAATAAAAATAAAGGATAATGTTCAATAATTTTAGTAAAGATCCACTAATACCATTTATTGCTACAGTTGTTTCCTTTAGTGAACAAAAGGAACAAGTTGAGGGAGTGGGATGGGGATATAGGTATAAGATTGCTGTTATGGGAGATTATTCTCAAGATCAATCTGATTTAACTGATGCCCAAATTGCTTATGGTTATTGTATTGTTCCCACAACGGCAGGTAGTGGAGCCGGCAATTTTGGTAAATCCGTTCATATTGCTCAAGGTGATGTTGTTTTTGGTCTTAAAGTTGGTGGAAAAAGAGGAATATTAATTATTATTGGTGTTTTTCCGAGAACTAAGTATATTAAATCTGGAGTTAGTAGATTTGATTCAGAATCTGGATTCTATAAAGAAATAAAACCAACTACATTAGTTCGTAGAAATGAAATCAATGAACAAGGAGGAAATCCAAGATTGCCAAGACCTAAAAAACCTACTACAAAACAAAATAAACAATCACCTATCCTAGCATCTAAATAAAAATAAAATTATAAATGTCAACACCGAATGAACTACTGACATTAGCAGCGATTGCTGCCTTAGAAGCAGGAGATGCTCAGTCTCGTGCTGATGTTGCACAATCAATTTATAATAGAGTAGCAGATTATAAAGTAGAACCAAGACCTGGTTATGGTGGAAATGTTTATGAAGCTGTGATTGCTGATGGACAATATCAACCTGCTTATGTGAATCCAAATGTAAGTAGTGGTTCTGGTACTAAAACTGCTTCTGTATGGAAGAATATAACTGATGAAGATAGTGCCGTCAGAGCAATGAGGTACTATTATGATAAAAAAGGTCAATCTATATCAGATTCTGCAATAAGAAAACAACTGAGAGATTCTGTAGCAGCAATTACAAATCCAGGATTGCAAGCAAATGCAGCAAGACATGTTGGTGGTAGAACTGAATTTTTGGGTGCAAATGAAGATGTACGTGGACCTGATGTAGTATGGAGAGGAACTAGAAATGATAATAAATATTATGCTCAGTATGGAACTAGACAACAGTTGCAAAGAGGACCTGCAGAAGTTCCTGAAAGTATCTCCTCTACTTCATCAGTAAGAAAAACAGGAACAGAGGTATTTAATGAATCTTTGATAGAAGATCCATTAACACCAGCAGAAGAAGAAATACAACAAGCAAATGAAGAAGGAGAAGTAATTGATTCTACTGAATCGGAAGAAGATGATGATGAGGATGATGATGAGGAGGAGACTGTAGAAGAAGAAAAAGAGGATCCGGAATTAACAACAACTACAGGCACTGCAGTTACTCTTGCTGATCCTTGTAAGAATAATTTCTTTGATATAGCAGAAGCACATCTTGAAAACTTTTTTAATAAAGTTACTAATGCTGCTAATGTAATTTTAAATTTACCAAATGAAATTAAAATTATTAGTAGATTATTAACAGGTGCTGCTAGTGGATATATTGGTTCTCTTACCGAACAATTATCAGGAAAAATTGCTCCCATTATTAGTAATGGTTTGACAACTATTGCTAATAATGTCGAGGAACTATTGACCGGAAAAAGTGTAACTGAAGTTATTAAAAAAACCACAGAGGAGCAGGGTAAACTTGAAGGACCTATTAAAAAACTTTTTGCTGGATTGGAATGTTTGGCATCAAAGGTAATAGATGCTGCTGAAAATATATTTGGTGATATAATTAATGATGCTATTAAAACAGTTTTAAATGTTCCTGTATGTGCTGTTACTCAAATACTTAGTGAGTTTAATAACAAAGTGGTAAACATAATAGATTCTGTTGTTGAACCTCTTTTAGGACCGTTTAGAAAAGCATTTGATTTTATATTTAATGTAAAAGATTTTATATTTGGTTCTATAGATGTTATTAAAAAGGTCTCAAATTTATTCAAGTGTGGTGAAAAACAAAAATGCCCTACATCAAGTAAGTATATAATTGATAAAGGTTTGGCGAAAGATAGGGGTGAGGAAGAGCAAAAAGGATTCTTACAGCAAGCTTTAACACAAGGATCTCTTGGTTCTTCACCTCCTTGTTATACCGGTAATGTATTAGAGTGTGGAATACCGAAAGTTGAGTTTTTTGGTGGGGGAGGATCTGGTGCTGCTGGTAGAGTAATACTTGGCAATTTTGTAAATGAACTTGATACTGAAGGTATAGTGGGTTCTGTACAAAAAACAGCAAGTATTGTTGGCGTGGAAATAGAAGATCCTGGTAGTGGGTATGAGGATGCTCCATTTATTACCTTCAGTGATAATTGTGATAAAGGATATGGCGCCTATGGTAGAGCAGTTATTCAGGGTGGACGTGTTACTTCTATCCTGATAACGAGTATAGGGGAAAATTACCCTACAGAAACGGATCAGCAAGATGAAGTCTTTTATATTGATGATGTAATTATTGAAAATCCTGGAACTAATTATGATGAAGATGATACTGTTGAAGGACTTGAACTAACAATTTCAAATGGAAGAGTCACTGCAGTTGGAATTAAAGACGTAGCATTCAATGGATACCCAGACCTAAATATCAATAGTAGTACAGGATACGGAGCTATATTAAGACCAGTTATGAGAATAGTTCCGCCACAGAAAGAAGTTGTTCAAGTTATAGATTGTGTGAGGTAATATATGGGACAAGAAGCAAAATTTATAGAAACTAGCCCAAAACATATTAGGGAAACTGGTAATTCCAGAATGACCTATGCTGGAAAAGCAGCATATATTCAGGCATCTGAATCAGAAAATGGTCTTCGTTTTGTTCAGGGACACTACGAGAATGGAATCTCACAGATTCATGCCGAAGGAACACTTCAGGTTGAAGCAGGTGCTAAAAATCAGGCAGGAAATGTAGATTTTTTATTACATACGATTACTGGCGATCTTGCCACAAGTTCTCCATCTGGGTCTACTAGAGTATATGCAGATACAATTGTACTTCAAGCAGCAACAGAAATTGTAATTGATGCTCCTACAATAAGAATTGGTTCTACAACAATTGGTGGAACACGAGAAATAAAATTAATAGCATCAGATGTTAAAGTTCAAATAGCTGATAATGATCCTAAAAGTTTAGGTGATTTTCTAAAAGTTAGTAATATATTCAAGGCTGTTAGTGGTCCTAAGTCTACGATAGACTTTGCTAAATTTGTGGGGGCAGTATAGAATGGCTAACGTTCCAAATAACGTAGATTTTAGTCAATCAGGAAATTCGGTATTTGAAACTGTTTACATTTATGATACTCTTTATGTTGACAATTTACAAGTTGAAGGTGGTAGTATTGATTTAGATGAGTTAAATGTAAAGAATAAATTTACAGTTGGTTCAGACAAAAAATTATTTAATATTGATGCTTCAACAGGCAACATTGGAATTAATACATTAAATCCTGATAGAGAAATTGTAGGGGTTGGAAGTGCTCTTTTTAGCGGTAATATTGATATTGTTGGATCTCTTGCCAGACTAGGTATTGGATCGGATTATGTAGATCCAAATAATGAAAGGCAACTTGAGATTGGTCATAGTGTTAAAATAAGTAAATTTATTTACGATAGTAATAATAATAAAGGTGCAAATACCTTTGTTCTTTCTAGAGATGAGACTGGAATTATTTGGAGAGAATTATCTTCAGAAGTTCAGGAAGGTATCTTTTTACAGGAAGATGGTGCATTTGTTGGTGGCGGTGTTTCTTTTAGCACAATTAATTTTGTAGAAAAAGATAGTCTAGGAATTTCTACAGAAATTTTAGGTATTACTTCTTCTGGTCAATCTGGTCTTGCGACCATATTCTCCAATGATTATTGGGGTAATAGTATTCTGATAGATGATACTAACACTGGGATCTATAGATTAACAAATGTTGGTATTTTTACTAATACTCCTTTAGTTCCTCTTCAAATTGGAGTTAGTACTGATACTGATGAAAATGTTGTTGGTATTACATCAGGAAGAGTTGGCATTGGAACCACAAATCCAAGATTGCCTTTGGATGTTTATGGTGCCGTTTCTATTAGTGGTGTAACAACTCTTGCATCTGCTGGAGGTATTACAACAACTGGTGGAGATTTATTTGTCAATAATGGTCTTTCAGTAGGTGGTGTTGCCACTGTAGTTGGAGATTTGGATGTAAATGGTGGAGATATAAAAACTAATCAAACTACATTTAATTTACTTAACAGCACGGTAACCACATTAAATCTTGGTGGTGATGCTACTACTGTTGAGATAGGTAAATCTGATGCTATTGGTGTTATAAGCATCAATGCAACAAAAGACTCTACTAGTAAAACGACAGGTGCATTAGTTGTTGATGGTGGTGTTGGTATTGCTAAAACTTTAAGTGTTGGAGGAAATGTAAGTGTTGGTAATACCTTAATATTAGATGGAAAACTTCAGGATATTAATGATGATTTAGGTAACACAGTTTCATCAACTTTATATACACCAACAGCAGCTTCATACAATCCAGCAAATGGAAATCTTACATTAACGATTGCTGATCATGGATTTGCTAATAATGATTTAATTAGAATTGCTGATAATTCTTTGACATTTACTTGTGATAAAGATAGTCATGGTAGTAACCACACATATCCAAGATTAAGTGATCCTGCAAGTGGTAAGTGGTTATCTGTTAGTAGTGCATCCACAAATACATTTGTGGTTAATATTGGAAAATCTGGTTCAAATGACCAATATGCTCATACCTTTATCTCTGCTCTTAATGATTGTATTATACATTCAGTGGGTCAATATCTTAAAGATGATTATCGTTTGGCATCAGTAGGAACAGGTGTTACATGGAGACCTTCTGGTGTAGAGACTAAAAAGACTATTTGGGTCTCTACAAGCGGTAATGATAATAATAGCGGATTGCTTGAAGGTGATGCTAAAGTAACCATAGGAGCAGCAGCAGCAATTGCTCAAGAGAATGATACTATTATTGTAAGACCGGGTGTTTATGATGAAAATAATCCCATTGGTCTTCGTACAGATGTCTCAATTACAGGTCAAGATATAAGACTTGTAACAATAAGACCAAAAAATTTACAAAGAGATATCTTTCATGTAAGAAGAGGATGTTTGGTTGAGAATTTAAATTTCTCTTGCAGTAATGTTTCTACTGCCAATACTGCTGGTGCAGCTGTGGCATTCCCACCAACACAAGCAGATATTGATGCTGAAACTGCATATCAGGCAGTTAGTGGATATACTGATATTGGACCAGCAACTGAAGGACCTAGTGGAAGATGGAGAAGTCCATATATTCGTAATTGTACCAACTTTATGACAGAAAGTATTGGTATGAGAATTGATGGTAATCATGCAACGGTAAATGATATTGCTAATAATGCTGGCAATAATCTAAAATCTATGGTTTGTGATTCATTTACACAATATAATGAAAATGGTATTGGAGTATCAATAACTAATGAAGGATATGCTCAGTTAGTTTCTATATTTACAATTAATTGTGATATTGGAATTTATGCTGATACTGGAGGGCAGTGTGATTTAACTAATTCAAACTCGTCTTTTGGTAATTTTGGATTAGTTGCAGTTGGATTGGGAAAGACTCAATTTACTGGGTTAACAACAGACACTGTTGCAGAATCTGATACTTTAGTGGCATATGGAGTAACAGATACTAGCAATAATGCTAGGAGACCTTATGATGGACAGGCATTATATTTTAAAATTAATTTAGATAATTATGCTGATGCTGTTGGAACAGGAACAATAACATCTCCACTCGAAAGATTGGGTAGTATAAATGTTACTAATGGTGGATCTGGTTTTAGTCAATCTAGTCCGCCTAATATTATTATTCGAGATAATGATGGAAATATTATACCAAAAGGTCCTCAAGGAATTCCTGCCGAAGCAAGCGCTAATGTAAGTGCGGCAGGAACAATAACATCTATTGATGTTGTTAATTCTGGTAGAAATTATCTATCGACTCAAAATATTGTTGTTGATATTGATGGAAATACATCATTAGCATCTGCTGTTATGGAACCAATTTACTTTACAGTTTCAGAAGCAACAGAGCAAACAACAACAGGAATTACTACGATTACTTTAAATGAATTTGTTCCATATCAATTAGAATTAGATGATCCAATTGAGATGAGAAGAATTAGTAGGATTCTTACTTCATCACATTCTTTTGAGTATATTGGTTCTGGAACGAGCATAAATACCTCGTTACCCTTTGAGGGTGCCATTCCTATTAAAGCAAATGAAGTTGTTGCTACAGATGGAGCACAAATTCCATTTACTAGCACAGACCAAAAAGGTAACTTCGATATTGGGGATGGTATCCAAGTTGATCAAACTACATCTACTATACGAGGGAGAGATTTCAGTAGAGCAATTCAGGCAGAAGTCACACCATTAATATTAGCTTTGGGATAATATGGCAATAGCACCACTAAATAAATTTCGCACAATCGCTGTTCCAGTCGCACCAGGAGTAAGTACTGTTTATACGGCTCCTACTGGAACTTCTGCTATCGTTCTTTCTGCCACAGTTGCTAATGTAGGTATAGGAACTACTTATCCAAAAGTAACTTTTACGCACCAAAGAAAAAATTTATCTACAAGAACAAAAGGTAATATAATTAATAATAGAGTCGTTAAGGAAATAGAAATACCTCCAAATGATTCTTTAATTATTGTGGAAGGAAAACTTGTTTTAGAAAGAACAGCTCTTGTGGAGGATTCGATTGTAGTATCAGGGATACAATCGGGAATTGTTAATATTTCAAACGTCGTATATGATAATAGTACAGGATTAACTACAGTAACTGCTAATGGGCATGGTTTTCTTGTGGGTGATGAAATTACCATGAGTGGGATTGCATTTACTTGTAGTCCTGGGGGTAATTATGGTCTTACAACCACAATTTATCCAAAACCACAAAGAGGATTTACTGTAGATACTGTTGTTGATGTTAATAATTTCGAAACAAACACAGGGGTAGTTGTTGGTATAGCACATACATATGTGTCTGGTGGACAAGTTGGTCCTTTACAGATGGAATTAGTAATGAGTATCTTGGAGAATAGCACGTCATAAGAAATGCCAAAGTATATAAGCGGTAGAAGTAAGTTAAGGGATCCTAGTAAACTAACTGCTGATAGATATCGTTATGTTGGATTGGATCAGGTAGAGCCAAATCTTGGCAATCCTCCAAATGGAAATCCGGAAATATATGGTTTTTCTAATGTTCCATCTGGAGAAAGATACCAAATTGTTTCTATTGAAGGGCATCCCGGAGAAAGATATTGGATACCTGTTGAAGGTGGTATTATTCCTGGATCAATTACAATTTATGATGAAGGAACATTAGTTGGTGGTATTAATAGCACTACACAATTAAATTTTGTTGGTTCCGCTATTACTGCTACTTCTGTTAATACCTTTAAAGAAACTACTTTAACACTACGAGATTCTTTAACTTTTAGTTTTACTGCGGGATTAGGAGTAACTCAAAAAAATTCGGATGCCTTTGGATATGTAAAAGAATCTACAACAAATGCTGGTGTTGTTACAATTACTAATGTAACAGGATCTTTTACCACAAATGCTGCTGATGAGTTGTTTCAGGATGCTGTTGGTATAGCAAGAACTCCATTATCAAAAAGTGCAGTTACTAATGCCAGTGTAGCTTCTTCTATTACAGTAGCTCCATATTTTTCAACAAATGAGCAAGTTACTTTTAATGATAATGGAGAATTTAATGGTGCTGGTGGATTAGTTTATCGAAAAAATGGTGCCAGTGATGATACTAGTGTTGGATTGGCATCTGTTGGTATAGGAACAGATAATCCATACAGAACTCTTCATATTGGTGGTGATTTAAAATTAGATGGAACAATTTATGATAATGATAATGAACCGGGCGCTCAAAATAATATTTTAACAAAAGGAACAGATGGAGTTATATGGCAGAGACAGGAAGCAGTAATTACTGGTGCTGGTGGAACAATAGGGCAGGTTCAATATCATAATGATGCTGGAACTGTTGGTGGAGCATCTAATTTTTATTTTGATGCCAATAATAATAGGGTAGGTATTGGTTCGACAATTCCAACTGTATTGCTTGATGTTCTTGGTAATAGTAAGCACACAGGAGTTTCTACTTTTAATAATATTCTTTCTGTAGCAGCAGGTTCTACCTTTATTATAGGAGACAATGTTGGTATTACAACTCATGCTACAATAAATGGTGATGATTTAATTATTGAGACTGCTACTCCTAGATTGTCATTATATTCTAATCAGAATCAAATTTCTGAAATTAAATTATTGGAAAGGGTTGCTAATTATAATGATTCTAAGTATGGGGCTTTTATAAGATATGATGGAGGAGCTCCTTCCCCTACTAATGTTATAATTATGGGAAGTTATGATAATGACGTTCAGTATAAATTAATCGATACATATAGAACTAATAGTACGTCTAACTCTTTAAATTTTTATAATAATAATACTTTAAAGTTTGAGGTAAAGAATAGTGGAGCAAAAGTAACTGGAAATATAGAAGTAACTTCAGGCACATCGGATTTTCAAGGAGATGTAAGATTTGATGGGCAGACTACTAATCGTGATATTTACTTTGATAGAAATGACGATTCTCTATATGCTTATGATAATGCTCAGTTCCGTATTGGAACCGATGGTGATGTAAGAATATATCATGATGCCTCAAATACTTATATTGAACCAATATCAGACGGAGTTGGTCATTTAATTGTAGGTTCGGCAACGACTGACATTGCAAGGTTTGTTTATAATGGTGGAGTATCACTTTATTACCAAGATGTTTCAAAGTTTGATACAATTGGTGCTGGAGTTACTGTTTATGGTACGGCAATTCTTCCTCAAATTAATACAGTCGGTATAGCAACGATTGATAATGTTCAAATAGGTCATAGTGATGATAATACAATTAATACTTCTACAGGTAATCTGATTTTAGATTCTGCCGATGGAACTGTTCAAGTCAATGATGTTTTATATGTAAATGATTCTACACAATCTAATAATGCCACAAGTGGAGCACTCAGAATAAATGGTGGTGCCGGTATTGCCAAAAATTTAAATGTTGGTGGTGGTGTTACAACTGGTGGAAGATTAAAGATCAATACTCATGTTGATATTAATAGTGGATTTGGAACATTTATTGCTTCTGTTGGAGCTGCCACGACTATTGATGAATTTAATGTTATAACAAGTGAATTTAAAACGGCAGAATATACTTTACATTTTGAACAAACAGATAAAATACATTCACAAAAAGTTCTTGTTATGATTGGAGGCACAACCACAGCACATTCTCAAGAATTTGCGATTATGTATCATCCTGATCGAATGGTTTCATTTGATACTACTATAAGTGCCGGTATTTGCACTCTTTTCGCAACTCCTCAGTCTGGTATGACAGGATTGACTACATTTAGATTTTCTAGATCATCTTTGTTATGATCTCTCAATAAATAATTAAAAGATATACTTGCAATGGCAGAAAAGTTTTTTGGCGTAGAAGATATAAAGGTAATAGGTTTAACTTCGACTAAAAATCTGATAGTTTCTGGTGTCAGTACTTTAGGTGTTACTACTCTTACTAATGTAACTGCTCAGCAATTTAATGTATCTGGTGTTAGTACTTTAGGTGTTACTACTCTTACTAATATTACGGGTCAGCAACTTAATATAAGTGGTATTACTACTTTAGGTGTTACTACTCTTACTAATATTACGGGTCAGCAACTTAATGTATCTGGTGTTAGTACTTTAGGTGTTACTACTCTTACTAATGTAACTTCCCAACAACTCATTGTCTCTGGTGTTAGTACTTTAGGTGTTACTACTCTTACTAATGTAACTTCCCAACAACTCATTGTCTCTGGCATTTCTACAATAGGAAATATCTTTATAGAACCAGTTGGAACAGGAGCTTCAGTTGGTGAAAAGAATCCTGGAGTCAGTGGAGTTGTTACTTTTTATGGCGATGGTTCTGGATTAAGAAATGTCGTTGCGATTGGAACTGGTATTGATATACAAAATAGTGGAGTTGATGTTGGATCTGTATCTGGTATTAATTTTGGTAATAATTTAACTGGTAATTTAGGTGATGGTGTTTATACTGTAAATGCTGCAGATGCTCCAGATGTTCCAGATTTTTATTGGACTCAAAATAGTACAGGAATTCATACTTTAGGTAATGTAGGTATTGGAACCACAACTGCCAATCATAAATTAATTGTAAAGGGAACTGTAGATATTGATGAGATTCTTATAACACATTTTCTGGGTGAATGGTATATACCTGCAGGCTATACAAGACAAACATCTGTTCAGGTTGGTCAAGGAATTACAAACAGTAGTCTTGGAATAGGAGCCACAAGAACCACAGATGCTGAAATTTATAATCATTGTTGGGATAATTACGAAGCTTTTGATCTCGATGGTGATGGAATAGTAAGTAGTAGTGATACTCGTATGTTTTTAAACTATGCATATGGGGCTGCATTTGCTGGTAGTGCGTTGATAGGAAATCTTTCCAATGTATATCCTTATAATGCAACTAGAACCACTCACGAAGAAATTAGAAGACATCTTTCAAAATATGATTATATATCAGATACTGGTGTATCGTATACTGATACGCAAACAGTACTTAGTGGAATTACCACTAGGTCATCTACTAAAATATTAGATGTTGGTATTGGTGTTACTGGACCAGGAATTCAGGCAGGAACAACGGTTACTGGTATTGGCACTACAACAGTAACTATAAGTCAGGCAGTAACACAAACTGAAACAAGTGCAACAGTTTATTTTGGTAATGGAGTATTAGATGTTGATGGGAATAAAGAAGTTGGAGCACTGACTGATTCTTCTACGGTAATAAAAGTATTCGGAAAAATGATAAGTGATAGTCCTTCTCCTGAAGGAACACCACCCCGAACAAAAGAAGGTTTTGAAAATTATGATTTCAGTAATGCTTCTAATTTAAATCCTGATGATGGTGGTGGAGCACAATTTAGGGCGTTTCGAGGAGTTGGTATTGGAACTACTGTTTTAGCAAATGATGATAAGTATGTATTTCAAGTTGTTGGTAAAAGTAAATTCGATGGTGGTCTTAATATATCTGGTGTTTCTACATTTGATGGGAGTTTAACAGTAAAGGGTGATATTAAAGGAACAGCAGATAATGCAGATAGAAGTATTTTCTCTTCTTTTGCTGATTATGCAAGTCATAGTGAAACATCAAATGGATCTTATAATCTTGTAGGTATTGGATCAACTTATAGTCAAGTAGGAATTCTTACTGGATCTCATGCTGATGATGATAATGATCGATTTGGACGTTCTGTAGCAACCAGTGCCGATGGTAAGACTATTATTGTTAGTGCTTATCAGGATGAACATCCTGACAATTCTGACAAATCTGGTCTTGTTTATGTCTATGATCGTGTTGGAACTACTTTTACTGAAGTAGGAATCCTTACCGGAACTTATGCTAGTGATGCGTATGATCGATTTGGATATTCTGTAGCAACCAGTGCCGATGGTAAAACTATTATCGTTGGTGCTTATGGTGATGAACTTCCCGATTCCGGTTCAGCTTCTGGTCTTGTATATGTTTTTGATCGTGAAGGAAATGACTTTACTGAAGTAGGAATCCTTACTGGATCTTATTCTGGTTCCAATGATGACTTTGGATCCAGAATTGCATGTAGTGCCGATGGTAATATTATTGTTGTTGGCGCTAAGGACGATAATCTTCCGGGTTCTGCTGATGATTCTGGTCTTGTATATGTTTTTGATCGTGAAGGAAATGACTTTACTGAAGTAGGAATCCTTACTGGATCTCATGCTGATGATGAGAATGATGAATTTGGATACTCAGTTGCATGTAGTGCCGATGGTAATACTATTATTGTCGGTGCTAGGGACGATAATCTTCCGGGTTCTGCTGATGATTCTGGTGTCGTATATGTCTATGATCGTGTTGGAACTACCTTTAATGAAGTAGGAATCCTTACCGGAACTTATGCTGATGATGAGAATGATGAATTTGGATACTCAGTTGCATGTAGTGCCGATGGTAATACTATTATTGTTGGTACAGGAACTGATAAAATTAATGATGGAGATGGAAATGGTCTTGTATATGTTTTCGATCGTGAATATTCTGTTGGAATAGGAACCACTTTCACTCAAGTAGGAATCCTTACTGGATCGGTGACTGGTAACGGTAATGACTTTGGAAAATATTTGGCATGTAGTGCCGATGGTAATATTATTGTTGTTGGTACTCCTGAGGGACCTGTCACCACCGTTCCCAATACTGGTCTTGTATATGTCTTTAATCGTCAGGGAAATAACTTTAATGAAGTAGGAATTCTTACCGGAACTTATAGTTATGATGGAATTGATGATAAATTTGGAAGTGCCGTAGCATGTAGTGCTGATGGAAAACATATTATTGTTGGTGCTTATGAAGATGAACTTCCTGGTTCCGATACTGATTATGGTCTTGTTTATGTTTTTGATCAAGATACAAAAGAAACTCCACTTATAAGAGTCGGTGTTGACAATGAATTATTCATTGATGGCAATATATCAATCGCCGACACCACAAGTAATGCAGGTGGAGCACGATATATTAGCACTGAAGCACCATCTGCTGGTATTGGAACAGAAGGTGATATTTGGTATGATATTTCATCAACTGGAGATTCTTTTGGAACCAGTGGAAATATTCCAATCGGCGGAATTATTATGTGGTATGGGTCGGTTGCGAATATTCCAACATCATGGAGATTATGCGATGGACAATCTCACAGCACTGCTATTGGAACAATTCAAACGCCTGATTTAAGAGGGCAATTTGTTGTTGGTGCTGCTGATGATAGTGTAGAAGGAACATTTAGTAATAATGTAGGTGTTGGTTCTACTGGTGGTAGTGCTGATGCTGTAATTGTTGAGCACGAGCATACTGCAGGCACTTTGTCTGGTAGTTTTAATATGTGGCCAACTGGTGAAGGTTATTCCAATTCACCTAGAAATGTTGGGGGAGAGACCTCTAATACTTCTGGAGCAATTTCTGTTACTATTAGTGGTAATACAGGAAGTGTTGGTGTTGGCAGCACTAATGCAAACCTCCCACCATATTATGCTCTTGCCTATATTATGAGAGTTGTATAGTTATGGCAGAAGGTTATATTAAAAATAAAAATATTTGGAACCCTATTAATAATACTTATGTAAGACATAATGGTGTTTGGAAAAAAATTCATAAACAGAGTATCAAAGAATCTGGTATATGGAAAGAAATTTCTGATTTTACTAGTGATACATTTTTATTGGAGATTGGAAGTACAAGTTCTACGACTTATGATTCATGTAGTACAACAAGAACTGCGCACGTAACTTTTGACAGAGATTCTAATATTCTTATTGGAGTTGCTAATTATTATTATGATGCTACTCGTGATAAAATTGCTCTCATTAGTAAATGGAATTCTAATGGAGAATTTATTTGGGAGCAAGCATTTGATACAACTCAAAATTCTGATACTTGTTTAATAGACACTGATAGTGATAATAATGTATATTTTATGACCAGAGAGGATGCTTATCCTAGAATGTATAAATTGTCAAAAACAGATGGTTCCATTATTTGGCAACGATACTATAATAGTGTTAATGCTACTTATTATTTTGGCATAACTGGTAATGATGATGTAGTAATTGGTGGATATACAGGTTATAATTGTGCTGGTGCCAATAGAGGAAGAACGGTATTTAAAAAAATATCTACTTCTGATGGATCTATAACTGCTAATAATGGACTAGCACCAGGAAATTGCGCATGGTCTGGTGTTTCCGTGCTTTGGCACTTTACTACTGACGGTACAGATTTTTATGGTGGTGGTAATGGGGGATATACCAACAACCCGAATATAGGACAAGGTGTATTTGGATGTGCCACAAAAGTAAGTTCTAATGGCACATTAGCCCAACTGAGTGCTGGTTCTAATACTGCTGGAGTTAATTATTCTTATTTTCCTACTTGTATTCATGGAAATATGACTAGTCTGACAAATAGAACACCATCTACTGTGGGATATACGGCGGTTGGTCTCCTATACAATTATCCATACGGATCTGTATTTACGCTTCATTTTATAAATTCCACTCTTGCTCAGGTTTCTAATGGTTATTACAGATTTTCTGATTCTGATAGGGCTAGTGGATATTCAAACAATCCTATTTTTACAGATGATGGTATCACATATCGTAATGGTATTGTTTATTGTGCTGTTGTATCGACTAAAAACATTATTAATATTTTTGCATTAGGTAGTGATGGAACTATTTTGTGGAATAATAAATTGGAAGGTGTAACTAGTGGTAGTACAACTTATGAATTAAGTTTAAGTGAAGTTGGTAAAGATAATGTTACTTGTAGACTTAATTATCATGATGGTAGAATTGTTTTAGTTACTGTTTCTTCTAATAGTACATCGGCAATAGATGGCAATTTTTCGGGGAAAGTTGTACAAGTATGGAAATTGCCAGCACAACAAATGACAGATACAATTACATTTGGTAATGGTTCATATGAATATAAATCATCAAGTGCAATAACAAAGATTACAGGTCTGAATACTTGGAGTTTTCCATATGCATTTCCTGGAGCTGTAAGCGCAGGATATGGAACTGATAGTGAAAATGCAAGAAGTACTTTAGATCCAAATCTTGAGTATTATAGATATTTTAATTCGTAAAATAATAACAAAAAATGAATTTATCTAAAACAGAACTTATTGAAAAATGTATGGATATTATCCAGAAAAAAAATGAAAATAATGAAAATATACCTATTGGATATGTTGGACATGAATTTTTAATAGAAATTTATTCTAACTTAACTGAAGATAATTTGGAAGAAAGTGTTCAGATTCTTATTGATGAAGCCCATAAAATTTTTAACATTATGAATGATAACCAGTAAATCTACTGGCACACACCCCTTGACCACCCGGTCCAGATGCCCTATAATATGGGGGTAATCAACGGAACCCAGATGACTGAAGAATACGTGGTCGGTATCGTGATCGATGTCTGCTCCCGCTCCTTCCTCCTCCTGAGCAATGAGGGTGATGAGAAGATGGTAGAATGTGAAACTGTTGATCAGTTTATGAATGTTCTTGAGATGGTGACTGCTAATTTGACTGATGAGCAGATCGAATATGCAGACCTTGCAGTTTATGAAAAGGTGTGATATACTATCACTAAATAAATTTTAGCGATGCATATTTACACCGTGCAACACTGGCAAGAAAATTGGGATGAACTGCTCTCCAGAGTCGAAGATGGGGAGCAGATAGGGGTGACAAACGGAGAAAACACGGCAGTAATGACACAGGCAGATATAGAAATATTACGAATACACACAGATCACGACGACGCATCATAACCTTTTGGGAGTGTCGCATAACGGTTAATGCGCCCTGCTTATAACGGGGTCATCCGGGTTCAATTCCCGGCATTCCTACCAGGGGGATTAGCAATCTGGTGAATGCACCGAACTCATAATTCGGCTGAGGCGAGTTCGATCCTCGCATCCCCCACCTATACGCGAGCATGGCGGAATCGGTAGACGCATCGGACTTAAAATCCGTCGAACATTGTGTTCATGGGGGTTCAAGTCCCCCTGCTCGTA